TTCGTCGGGTGGTGGCGGCGGCGGTGGTGCTGAAGGTGGTCGTGGTGGCAATGGTTCAGGTGCAGCAGGTGGAACCAATGCAGGCAATGGTGGCGGTCAATCATCAGGTACTACAACTAACGCATCTGGTTATGGGTGCGGCGGTGGTGCAGGTTGGGACTCTAGTACTTTTGGAACTGGTTTTGCTGGAGTTGTAATAGTTAGACAGGCGGTTTAATTTATGTCCGTATATGCAGAAATTGTAAACGGTGTTGTAGTAAATATTATTGAAGCCGATGCAAATTTTGTTGAATCACAAACTAATAAAAATTATATTTTGTGTACTCGTGCTGGTGTTGGTTGGACATTTAATGGCACAGATTTTATTAGACCACAGCCATATCCTTCATGGGTTTTAGATGAAAACAATAATTGGCAATCACCAATTCCAATGCCTATGGATGGCAAAAAATATGAATGGTTTGAACCAAACCAAGTGTGGATAGCACTTGTTTAAGATATAGTTAAAACACAAATGGAAAATAATAACGCTTTGCAAATTGGTTATTTTTTCCCAACAGCAATAGGTATTTGTAACAATTTGTTGTCGTTTGATGAATTAGAAAAATTGCAACAAGTTTGCAAAAACCTAAAAGAGACAGTTTCAAATAGTGTAAATACTCATTGGTTGTCTGGCGCTCAAAGCCCGTTTAACACAATCAATACTTACAATATAATCAATGACGCAAATTTTAATAACTTAAATTTGTGTGTCAATAATAAAGTGACGGAATTTGCTCTGCATCATTCAGATAGCGGAAATTATTTTTGTAAAAATGCTTGGTTGAATGTTTACGGTGAAAACGAATACCAAGAACCACATATTCATTGTGCGCCTTATGTTTATAGTGCAGTGTTTTATGTAAACGCATCAGACGAAGCAGGTTTATTTGTTGTTCAGTCACCTTTCAATCACACCCAAATTGAAGAAAACCATATTAGCCCAAATATGTTAAATGAAACAAAACGATGGTGGAAACCCCAGTCCAATATGTTGATAATCTTCAAATCAACATTAAATCATTACACAACCCCGAATCATGGCAGTCGCACAAGTATTGCTTTCAATTACAAATGTTATTTTGGTGATGATGGCACGATTCAAGAACCGCAACCAGACATTAACTAGGTGGCTGATACCGCTACCAGCAATCCTGTTTGCGCTTACGGCGCAAACTGTTAATGCTGAACCAATCCTAGGAATAGAAACCACCTATTACACGATTGACGAAATACCGCCAGTCCAATCAGACACCGAATATCTAGTTTGCGGAACAGAGGTTGAGAACAACATCAACCGCAACTACGACTATGAGTTATTTGAGGATTGCACGGGTGACTTGTTCATGGTTCACATGGCAGGCTTTATTGACATACCTGAACACGACACCATAGAGTTTATGCTTGCCACAGATGATGGTGGCACAATGCAAATCGGTGACAACGAATGGGGCAACTGGAACGACCAAGGTTGCTCATGGATGATGTCAGGCGAACTAACCTTAGAGTCTGGTAGCAACGCTTTCAATGTGTGGATGTATGAGCATGGCGGGAACTCGTGCATCATGCTCGCATGGAACATAGACAACGAAGGCTGGGCAATAGTGCCAGATGAGGCGTTCACTCAACAAGCCACCCCGACAACAACTACTTCTTCTTCAACGACCAGTACAAGTACAACGACAACCACAACAACATCGTCGTCAACAACAACGACATCATCTATAGTACCCCCACCCACAGAAAGTTCCACAACCACAGAACCAATTCAGATAAGCACAACCACATCAGTTGCAGATACCACGACAAGCACCACCACGACAACTGAACCGCCTTATACATCAACTCAAACATCTAGCACTATTCCCACCATTGAGACTCAACCCGTAACCACCGTAGACGAAACCGAAACCATAGTTGTCGTAACTGAAACAACCGAACCCGAAACATTTATAACCGACCCTGAAGAAATAACTGTACCTGAGACAACCGAACCCGAAACATTTGTGACCTTACCCGAAACCATAACCGTACCCGACACGACCGAACCTGAAACAACTACAACCTATCCTGACGGTCCTGTTGAAGATATTGTTGAGACAACCATTCCTGAGACATTCGTTTCCGATATTCTTGACGAGATTCTTCTTGACGAAAAAGAACAGCAAACACAGCCGCTACAGCCAGAGGAAGATATATCAGAAACAACGCTATTAGAAGTAGAGAGTTCATCAACAACCAGTGTATTGTTCCTTGAAACAGAAATTGTTGAAGATGAACCCATTAGCAGTGAACAGTTTTCTGCGATTATAGAATCTATTGATGAAGCAACACCAGAGCAGGTGACAGCGATTATAGAAACTGTGTTAAATAGTGATGTTTCTAGCGACCAAGCCGCAGAGTTGGTGTCTAATGTGGCTATTTTGCAGGTTATTACAGAATCTGACGCTAAAGAGTTGTTTTCTGAGGTTGTCCCCGCTGAGTTGTCCGAGGAACAGGCGGCGTTAATTGTAGAGGCTGTCCAATCAGCACCTAAGGAAGTTCGTAAAGCATTTGAGGCGGTGATTGACATTTTTGGTTCACAATTTGAAAGTTATGTGCCAACTGGGTCAAACATTCCTGTTAGCGAACGGCGTACTTTGGTGGCTATTGGGGCAACATTAACAATGTTGCCTGCCCCTAGGGTTAGACGATAATGAAAAAAATATTGGATTACCTTGTAGATAATGCGTGGACATGGGCGGGAACTGGCATGGTTTTGATTACTTTGTCTGGTCCTACTCTTAGACAGGCAGCGTTTCTTACTGGTATGGCGATTATGGTACATTCCATAATCACTTTTAGTCAAAAGGATAACAATGAATAATATGATTGCAAAAAGTTTAGACCTCGTACAGCGTTTGGTTTCGCTGTTTATTGCTAGTGCGTTACCAATTGTGACTGGTGGCGCTATTTTGGGTGTAGATGTTGTTAAATCTGCTGGTGTGGCTGGACTAACAGCGTTGTTTGGTGTTGTTCAAAAGTTGGCTGCCGCCAGTGTTGATGGCGAGTTGTCGGCTGATGAAATTAGCAAGGCGTTCGGCAAATAATGCCGTATCCTGTTGTTGCAGTAAAATACTGTAGCCATTTAGCAGGGAAAAAACCTAGTCAGGTTACGCCAGATATTTTGCGCAAAACTGTTAGTGGCGGCAAAATGGAGTTGTGTGCTGCGGATGCGTGGGATGCGATGGTTGCTGCTGCCGCTAAAGATGGTATTACTTTGAAGCCAACTAGTTTGGGTGACCAGTTTCGTAGCATTGACCAGCAAAAGGCTGCGTTTTTGCAACGCTACAGAAAAGAACCTGTTGCTAATTCTACTAGTCGTACTTGGAATGGTCAGAAATGGTGGCTAAAACGTGGTTTTGCGCCTTTGGCTGCACCGAATGATGACTCTAAGACTTGTAGCCGTCACATGTTGGGGTTGGCTGTTGATGTTGCTAACGCTAATGGTAAAATATTAGAATGGCTGTTAAACAACGAAGACAAGTTTGGGTTTAGCCACGAAGTTCAGTCTGAACCTTGGCATATCCGTTATGTGGCTGGGGATGATGTTCCTACGGCTGTGAAAGAATTTTTGCAATAATCTAAATAACAATCTGTTAGGATGGTGTTATGCGTAAATGGTTTATATCCATTATTGTTGCATGTCTAATTATGCCAATCGCCCATGTCCATGCTGTGTCTAAGGAGTTGGTTGGTAAATGTGGGCATTGGTTGGATGATGCTTTGGATGTGGGTTGGTCTAGGTCTGATTTATCTAAATTAGATTATATTATGTGGCGTGAGTCACGTTGTTTTCCCAAAGTGTTTAATTCTTCTGACCCCAATGGTGGTTCTGGTGGGTTGTTGCAAATTAATCAATTTTGGTGTTTGCCTAATAAATATAATCCTAGTGGATGGTTGCAATCTCAAGGTGTTTTAAGTTCGTGTAAAGAGTTATTAAATCCTAAAGTAAATTTACAGGCTGGTTTGGCTATTTTTGAGTACTCTGAGGAACGTAACGGCAATGGTTGGCAGCCTTGGGGTAAATAATGGAATTAAATGAACTGTTAAACGAAGCAGAGTTCCGTAAATGTCGTGGACCCGAAAACGCTAGTGTGGATGAACAGTTGGTTGCATTTTCTTATTTTTGTGAAAAATATTGGTTTGTAAAACATCCTCAAAAGGGACGTATTTTGTTTAAGTTGCGTCTAGCGCAAACAGAAACTGTTAAAACTTGGATGAGTGAACGTTACAGTATCGTCCTTAAGGCTCGCCAAATTGGGTTTAGTACGTTGGCTGCCGCCTATAGTTTTTGGTTGGCATACTTTTTTTCTGACCGTTTTATTGTAATGTTAAGCCGTACTGAACGTGAGTCTGTAAAGTTATTATCTAAGGCTAAGTATGGTTACCGATTTTTGCCTCAATGGTTTAAGTTGCGTGGTCCGCAACAAATTACCGAACATCAATTAAAAATGGTATTTGACAACGAATCCGCTATTGAATCTTTGCCGTCCAGCAACGACCCTGCTCGTGGTGAGTCAGTGTATTTGGTAATTGTAGACGAATGGGCGTTCTTACCTAATGCTGAGGAAGCGTGGGCTTCTATTGAACCTGTTACGGACGTTGGTGGTCGTGTGATTGGTCTGTCTACTGCTAATGGGTCAGGCAATTTTTATCACGAGTTGTGGGTTGGTTCACAAACCAACGCCAACAAGTTTAAAGGCATCTTTTTCCCTTGGTCTGCTGACGGCGAACGCAACCAAGACTGGTATGATGCCAAAGCGGCTAACATGCACCCTTGGCAACTACACCAAGAATACCCCACATTCCCCGAAGAAGCATTTATCAAATCAGGTAATCCCGTTTTTGATATTCAAATGTTAGATGACATGTCTCTTGTAGAACCTAGTCGTGGTTATTATCATTTGTATTCGGATGGGAATGGAGAGTTCCGTTATTCGGAAAATGGAGAGTTGCATATTTGGGCTTTCCCACAAAAAGAATCTGTTTACGTAATTGGCGCTGACGTTTCTGAAGGTTTATCTTATGGTGACTATAGTTCCGCACACATTATAGAGGCTAAAAGTGGTGTAGTTGTCGCTACTTGGCATGGTCGTATTGAACCTGATTTGTTTGGTGAAATGTTAGCAGAAATAGGTTGGTGGTATAACACTGCGTTATTGGGTATTGAAAACAATAATCATGGTTTAACTACTCTTAAGGCTGCCCAAAAACATGGTTATAAAAATCTTTATAAACAACGCCGTTTAGCACATGTTCGCCCTGAGGCTACAGACATTTTGGGTTGGCGTACTACGGCTACTACTAAACCTTTGGCTATTGATGAATTGTCTGCTGCTATGCGTACTGACACTATTCAAATTTATGACCGTTTAACTATTGCGGAGTTACGCACTTTTGTTCGTAAAGAAAATGGTAAAATGTCTGGTAGTCCGCATGATGACCGTGTTATTTCTTTGGCTATTGCTAATCAAATGTTGAAGTATGTTTGGTTGTCGGAGTATCGTCCTGCTGATAAACCGCCTACAAATAGTTTGTTGTGGTGGGAAAAACATATTTTTGGTGGTCGGAAAGCAGAAAAAACACCTATTGGCGCACATAATGTGCGCAGTCAGACTCCTTTTCGTTAGTTTGGGAACAGGAAAGTGTTATTAGATGACAAATTTTACTTGCGAAGAATGTTCTAGACAGTTTTATGATGAAGAATTGCCCCATCGTGGTGCAATTTGTTTCGGCTGTCACATAAAAAGTGTTCGTTTAGGGTTTACTTACGGCAAAGACAACTTTCATGGGGATACCATTGCCGAAAAGCAACGCCAAATTATGTCGGATGCCGCTATTAACGGAGTTCAGGCTGAACCTGTAACTAATTG